GCTGCCTGTGTAGACTAAAATATCACCTTTAGCCTCAGACATACTTGTTACATCTGTATGAGAAGCACCATCAAGTGTGTGCGTTCCCATCTTGCCAAGACTGGCAGCTTTTACTCCTAACATTTAATCCACCCCTGTGTTTATAAATAATTTAGTAGTTGAACCATCTGGTGTAGAACTGTAAGCAATTCTTACAATGTAATACGGAAATGGGTCACTACAACATTCATAGCCTCCACTTGTTGCTGCTACTGTAAACGAACCTATCTCAACTGCAGTTGTGGAACCGACAGTTGAACTTTCAGACTGACAACCGTATAAAGTTATAGTTGCAGTCTGGTTACTTGCGTTGTTTACATGAATTGTTTGAACGGATTTACCGTTCCCACTAAAAATAAAATCATGATTGTCTGTGTCATCAGCCGTAAAACTTGTTTCCAAATAAATAGGAATGGATGAACTATGGATATTTAAACTATCATGTACTTGTTGTAATGTCATTTGGCTCCTTCAAAATATAATTTACCAGTTGAAGACTCATTCCTCTTCTTCCAATATTCTTTCATCTCACGGATGATTTTACCAATTTCTTTTTTTTCCTCTGCTGTAGGTTTTCTCTTATGTTCTTTTTCTCTCATGTCTAAGAGCCATTTTTCATAAGCATTACCTGCTAAGTCTTCTATCTCTGCTTTACTATGAGTGTCGTCTCCAAGCACCCTTAGTTCAAAGAGTTTACCGGTCACAGGGTCCTTGACTTTAAAATGATAAACCTTTGCACCTGTGTCTCCACCTAAGTCTACGACACGAGTTACAACTGAACCCGGTGGGGTCCAAAGTCCATCTATGTTTCCGTTATAATCTGTAACCATAATTTAAGTAAGTGGGAGAACCGAAAGGAAACAATCCTCCCACTTATGCCATTAGATGTTTAGTCTAAGTTCATCAAGAATACAGTGTGGTATTCATTGTCGACACCGGCTTTACCGTGCAGTCTAGCAATTGCTGGAGTAGTATCTGCTCCAACTGCTAATAATTGTCCTGCGTGGTTTGAACTAGCACCAACTAAAGTACCAACTGCAGGAGTACCGTCAATTTTTGCAACTGACATTCCTGCTGTCTGTACCCATCCGTAACTGCCTGCAGTCAAATCTCTGACTGTGACACCAACAAATCTTCCTGCAACTGCTGCAGGAGCAACTACGATGTCCTTGTAAGGACTCTTAATTAGACCTGCTTTGTCTGTTCCAGCAACGATTGCTTCTTCAAAACCATCTTCTTCGTCAATAGTAATTACACCACTGCCTGAAGATGAAATCGCTGGATGCGATTTGATTTTGTAAAAGTAAGCGTTAGATGGGCTTTCTAAGTTGAAGAATATATATCCTTCTTTGTAAAGGTTTTCTGCTGCTGCAGTTCCACCAAGTGTAACTTCAACTGTAGTTCCACCTGCTGAAGCACCTGTAGCAACTACAAGGTCTTCATCGTGGTTTCCCACTACTGCTTCTGAAGCTACCAATAAACCTTCTTCAATGTTTGAGCCACCAGCTTCAACATACTTGTATCTTCTACCATCAACAAAAGTCATAGTAGTTCCCAAAGGATGTCTTTGGTCTGTTGTCTCATCTTTCTCCCAGCCGTATTTACCGGCTATAGTATTTGGAAATGACATTATATCGCCTCCTTATTTTCCTCGGGTTTCTTATACACCCCGTCACCAACCGATGATTGTTTTTTAGAAGAAGAGACAGGAACTCGGTCAATGTTTACATTCTCTGTCTCTTCTTTTTTTCTTTCATAACTACAATGATTGCATTCACAATCGGTAGTAGGTGGATAAGAGTACGCCCCTTTACGAGCCATCTTAAGTAAGTAATCAGGTGTCCCCGGTACATTCTTAATCACTGTGCCTTTTTTAAAACCAATTCCTCCATTAGCATTCTTTTTATCGATGTGCCAATACAATTCTGTTTTAGCTTGCCAGTTATCAATCATGTCCCAAGCGTAGCCCGAAGCTACTAACTCTTGTCTCTTTTCTTGACGTTCTCTAGTATCCATCTATCTCCTTATGTTATGCAGATGTACCCGGTGCTGAAGCATCAAATGTCAAAGGTGCACCCTTTGTATCGTCAATTTCAAACACACCATAGTCTGCTGTAATTACTATTTCAGTTGCTCTCATTGAAGCATCTCTTTGTCTTTCAGTTCTAGTGTCTACTGATTTAAGTACACCTAGTGCTGATTTGTCTGCAATAACTCCAACTGCATCATTTCCACTTATTGCTAAGTTTCCATCTTCAAAGATTGGAACACCGTTTAGTGGTCTAATGTTTGAGAAGAAGTTTTGTAGCAAGTCAGTTGCAAAACCATCCGGAATACCGGCTGCTGCACCTGTTGCTGTTACTGCTGTGTTAGCAATGTCAAAGGTTGCAAAAGGGTGTTGCAAGATGTAAATCTGCGAACCAAACTTTTGTCCTTTAGCATTTGCGATTGCACCTGCTACGTTTGCAAGACTCATAGATACAGAACCACCAAAGGTAGTTCCACCGTTTAATCCTGAGTACAATGCGTGGACATCAGTGTCCTTTTTTCTTGCCATTGCATCACCAAGCTGTCTACCTACAATTGAAAAAATGTTGTTTGCAGATTGCCTGATTAATTTATCTGTCAAAACTACTTTTGCTCCGACTTCTGAAGCAGTAAGGTCTACAGTTGTCATTCCGATTTCTTCGTCATCAACAATGTCGAATCCGTCTTGTAAATCAGAAATAGTCATTTGACCTACTTTTGGCACAGTTACCTGTTTAGCCCCTTTTGGCAAATTCATTTGCTCAATCAAAGCCATAGCAGGAGCATTGTGCTCTTCAGTAAACCTAGCAGCAGTAATTATTATGTTCTGGGCATTTTCTAAATTCCCAGTAGTTGCTGTGGTTGCCATATTCGTTTATCTCCTATATGTCACCGGAAGCTACTCTTCTTGCATATTCAATAACCTTCGGGTCATTGTCACCTGCTAAGTAGCGTTCCATTAAAGTTTTCTCATTTAATGGTGCTGCAGGCGAAGGCTGTCCTGACTGAAGTTCCTGCGAAGGTCCCGTACTCGGTACCTTGCTCTGCTGTGCATCAAGTACACGTTGCTGCTGGACTGTTAAGTCAGCGATACTTTCAGCCATTGACTGCATTGCGTTTGGGTCGACAGTTGACATTAACACATCATAAGCTGTGCTCTTGCCTACTTTCTGTTCGGGCTTTATGCCCTTCTCCAAAAGCAATTGCCTTGCCGTTGCTACCTTTGCAGTATGTTCTGATGATTGAGATAATTGCTGCTGTTGTGCAAGCAGTCTTTCTTTCTCTTGCTGTACCTGAAGCATTTGCCTCTCTTGTGATGCAGCTTGTGTAGAAAGTTGTTGTGCCTGCTCAGGAGCATATCCTTGCATCTCATACTGCTGTTGAAGTTCTCTTCTCTTAGCTTCTATCGTTGCTTCTGATTGACTCAGTTGCAATTGTGCTTGCAATTCCTGTTGGGACTTTTGCAAGTCTGCTATTTGTTTATCGTAAGATGATTGTGCTTTCCTCCATTCATCTTGCGAATAAGAACGAGAGTCTTCAACACTCGTTGTTGGCTCAACGCTTTGAGGTAGTTCTGCACCGACTGATTCGGGCTCTGAAGTTCCTGTAGGTTCTGCTTGCTCTGCTCCATTTTGTATCAATCCTTGTTGCTGTAGTTGTTCGTTCACAGCAGGGTCAGTATTGTCTACAATGCCTGAAGTAGTTTCAGCAGGCTCAGAAATTTCTGGCTGCGAGTCAGGAGATGTTGAATTCTCAGGTTGTTTGTCTGTTACCATTACAACTCCTAAAATATTTAATTTTGGTTACATTGTATATCTAATCTTCTTGGCTTTCAATCTTATCTGCCAGAGATTCAAAACTATCTTTTATTTGTTGGTCAATTGGTTGCAAGGTTAATCTGTCTAATTTTGCACGTTCATTGATTGAATCTAATAGTTTTCTTTTTTCATTTCTAGGTAATATTCTAAATAATTCTTGAGGTATTGTTTCAGCATGATAATTAGTATTTCGTGATATGTATGCTCTTTCTGGTACTGTTAATTCTTTTAAGAATCTATCTCTTGCTTTGTTAAAATCATCATACAAAAACAATCCATCTTCTGTAGTTGCCTGCTCCATTAATTCGTAATAGGCTTCAAGTGCTGCTCTTTCTTTATCAGAACCTGAAAACCTTATTTGATTTTTGTAAAAAGGGTCGTCATAATCAAAACCTTCTTGTTCAGCAGTTGCTCTTCTTTCTTTAGATGACTCTGCTTTTGCATCATAGTATGCTCTAATTCTGTCACTATTATTTTTGTAAGTGTCATAAATTGCATTTATTTTTGTTTGCATATTACTTAAAGATTCATAACTTGGAGGAACCTCTCTTGTTGTATCTTCTGCATAGTAATGTAAATTTGTAACTCTTTGTTCAAACGGTTCTAACTCAACAAATCTTTTGTTGTAAACATTTAATGCTGTATCTTCTCTGTTTTTGTATGAGTTTACATTTATTCCAAACATAGCACCTGCAGCACCAGTTGCTATCATGTATGGGTCATCCGTGTTTTCAACAAGTTCAACTATCTCAGCAAGAACTAATGGTGCTAATGATTGTATTGCAGGGTTTTTTGATGATATTGATTTCCAATTTTCAACATTGTATCTGTCATAAGTATCTTCACCAAAAAAATCTGTTCCACCTACATGGTCAAATATTTCTCCTACTACAGGGTTTGCTTTACCTCTCAAATATTGTGCTGTTTGTTTCCACCATCTATTTGCAAGATTGCCCATGTCACCAACTTTATAGTAAGTACCAGTGCTACTTGTTTTGTAGTCTCTTGCTAAATCATAAGCATAGTTTATAAATTGTTCAAAACCACCCCATATTTTTAACTTAGTTCCGTCTTCAAATGCTATCTCACCTTTACGAAAATTGACTCTTATATCTGGGTCCATGTTTGCAAGTGTTAATATACCTCCACCTACAGCAATAAATTTTGCAACATCAAATGCTGCTTCTCTTCTAACAATTGGATTTTTGTATATTGATATTGGTAAATATATTCTTGACCACCAAAGCCTTGGTGCCCACATTGTTTGATACATTACATCTCTAACAAGTTTCTTTTTACCTGCTATTGGTATTGTTTTTAAATCAGCTTCTCCAGTAAAGATATTTACTATTTCTGAAACTTGTCTGTATAAATCATCAATCTCTGCTTGAGATGTTGCTTTTCTAAGTCGTCTTGGACTTAACATTTGGTTTGCTACATTAAACCTCATATTATTTAAAAAGTGTGTATGGAATCTAGCAGATGCTCTAAGTATAGGTCCAATAACTGATGCCTTTGGTAGCTTTTCAATAAAGTCTGACATAAATGCTTCTGCTCTTCTATCAGCAGCAACATCTTGTCCGGTCTTATTCCAACGCATTCCAGACTCAATTAACTTATTATAGTTTGGGTTTTGCTCAAGTAGTTGCTCGTTTCTTAAAACTGCATCTTCACTTAAAGCTGCTTTCAATGCTTGCCCAAAAGACTTAGCAGTAGTAAATGGTCTTGATACTGTATATATTGCGTTTTGTCTTAGCACTGCACCAAAATCTAATGTACCCCTAATTGCTTTTGCAAGAAACACTGAGTTATTCCATAGACCTCTATCTATCTTTGGTTTTGCTGCTCGTGGGTCATTTACTATTTGTTCTGCACCATCAACCATTTTATTGTCTTTACCAAAGAACCTTCTTAGTCTTTTAATATCTATGTCAGTAAGTTTAGGAACTCTGTCTGCTAGTTTTACAAATGACTCAAGAAATCTAGTTCTAGCAATTGTGTTTGGTATAAACATTGCGACATCTTGTAAAAAGTTACCAATCTCTTGTGGTGTAACTCTTCTTTCAGGTTGTACGTTGCCAGTTTCCCATGGTCTAAAGTCTTCATTGATTCTGCTGTTTGTTCTTGCTAAAAATCTTCTCTTAACAAAACCAATCTCACTTTCAGTAAGAACTCTTGCCTCACCTCTTTTTGCACGAGCATTTGCTCTATCTAAGAATGGTCGTAAGAATTCTTTTTCTGCATCAGTAACATATTGAAGTCTAAATACAAATTCTTTATCATCAATAAGATTTTTTGGTAGGTTCTTAAATATATCTTCAGGTATATCTGTGCCATCACCACCAACGATTAATTTTCTTTGATTTTGCCCAAATGCACCCAAATCAATTGGTTGTGCTAATTGTTCAGGGGTTTGTGGTCGTGCAAGTCTAATGGCTTCAAAGTCTATTGAGCCGTCTTGATTTAGTCCTTGTTTGATTCCTTGGCTTTCGAGGATTTGCTCAAGCCTGTTAGCATTGTTATTTCTGTACTCGGTGTACGACTGACTAAAATCTGACGGTTCTCTGGAGATAAGCCTTGCTTTTGTCGGCGAGAATTCCTCAGTTCCAAGAATAGGTCTTCCAAGTCTCCGAAAGTAGTTATTGATTTCTTGTCCAAATTCCTCCAATTTTCTTATTTCATTAATATAGTCTGGATTATATGCTCTTAAAGTGTTGTAGTCAATACTTTGATAGTTTGCACCGACACTAAATCCGGGCAATTCAAACTGTCTTGCTAAAGCATCAATTGCTGCAATATCTTCATCATTTAATCTGCCTGAAAAGTTTATTCTAAAAGCTATATCTCTTGTGACACCGGGCTCAATTGTTTCACCAAAAGTAAGATTTCTTAAATTATCTCTTTCTGAAAATATTTCTGTGCCAAGTCTGTCTGTTACTGTTCTTGGTTGTAATTCTGATGAAGTTATATTATCAACAATAATTATTGCATCTTGTTTAAGGTCTTTGTCACCTATGTCAACTATTCTTGCAACAGACAATTCAGAGTTTGCTGGGTTTTCAATTGTTGTTCTTATACTTGGTTCTGGTGTTCCAAAATAACTACCAATAGACATTCTGAAATTTGCAGGAGAGTAACCGAGTTCTAAGTTTTGTAAGTTTCTATTTTGCTCACTTAAGAATTGTGCAGCATTTGCATTTAGTGCTGATAATCTCGTATATACTTCGTTTCTTGCTGTAGCACCTTCATTTTCAAGTGTTGTTTTTAACTGATTACTTTGGTCTACAAATTGTTGTGGAAATAATCTTGTTGCAGGTTGTCTTGTTGTGCCTTCAACATTTGGTGATATAAATATTTGTCGAGTTTGTGCACTTGGTGCAGTTGTAAAGTCAGGAAATAAACTTTCCCTTAAAAATTGTTCTCTTGGTTCACTTTCTAATTGTTGTTGCCTCAAAACACTTGGTGCTTCAACTGGGGGTTCAGGAAAAACTCTAGGATTTAAATTACGTCTGCCAAGTAATCCAACTCCTGCTGCAGTTGGTAAAGCACCTGCTGCTAGAGCAGTTAATGTATTTTCAAATG